ATTTCCTCTGGCCTGAGATACCGTGATCCCATTACTGCTCCTGTTGAATCCGCACGAGTCGCGCGGAAAGTTGTCCTTGATAGACCGTCACGTCCTCGAGCCGCCGCCGTGTCGGAATCCCGTCTTTGTTCGGGATCTCGAGCACGAGCGGCGTCTGCGTAATTCGAAACCCGTCGACCGTCTCGACCGCGGCGACGAACCAATCGCCATCAACCTTCCAGGGGCCGAGCGTGGCGGCCTGCTGATAGCCCAGCCTGACCGTGGCCGCCACGCCTTCAATGACGATCCGATGCCGGAGTCCGGTGACCGCCATCGCCTGGCTACGGGGCGATGCCGGCGACCCAGGCGGTACTGTTCCAGTGCGCGGTGCTGCCGTCGCCGAGCGTGACGTATTGACCCGTCGTCCACGCCGTCGCCGGGTTCGCGGTCACGCCAGACAGGCCGGCCAGATTGGCGGGCGCCATCGCGCCTGGCGGCGTGAACTTGCCTGGACTGGCGACACCGCTGGCGCCGGTCGCGGCGACCTGCGATGTCCGGGTCCAGGCGCCATTCGCGCTGAACGTCGCGTCAATCGTGACCGCGCTGGTGACGCCGCCCTTGATGTTGGCCGAGAGCCAGGCCGGCCCTTCCCAGCATTGCGCGGAGGTCGCGCTCGGATAGATGGCGAGGTAACAGCCAGTCGCCGAATCGGCGCCGTCGAAGATGACATCAGTCAGCCGGTCCCAAAACGCCGTGAACGTGCCGGAGATGTCTTTCAGCCCGAGCACGTAGCGCTTGTTGGCATCCCCGAGCGCGGTCGTCTCGACCTTGTCCGTGTCCATGTTGAGCGCCCATTCAGACACGTTGCCGATCGCGGCATAGGCGTCGCCGCTGTTGATCTTCATGGCGACGATGCCTTCTTTGCCGTGGGTGCCGGGATTGTTGACGGGAGCAGCGGGTACAGCCATGTGTCTCTCTCCTTCAGACCGTTATGCGGTGCCCGTGACAGTGAGTCCGGACCGCTCGACCAGATCAACCAGGGCCGCGGTCATGATCCGACGCCGCGCCATGGCGATCGGAATGAACACGTTCCCGGCGGGCATCCTGCCCGTGGATTTGCCGTTGGCCCACTTCCGTGAGCCCGTGCCTTTTTCGAAGATGTAGGCGTGCTTCGCCGTGCTGCGTACGCGGGCACTCGCACTCACGCGATCGCCGCCGAGGTCGACGACGACATGGCCGGCCAGGTTGCCCGTGCGCGTGTGCGACGTGTACGCCGCGGTGATCTGCCGCGCGGCCTCCTCGGCCTGCGCATGGACGATCGCGCCGGCCTCGTTGACCAGATCCGGAGGCAACGCCAGCAGCGCCTTCCGCAGGTCGGCGAGCCCGTCAATTCGTAACTGGTTCTCGGCCACGGGCGACCACCTCCACACACATCAGCACCAGGTCTGTGTGCCGCTCGTCGATGTCAGTAATGCTCTGGACTTGCAGCGTCCGCCCCTCGAAAATGATCCGCGTCTCGAGCGTGATCCCCGGATGGTAGCGGCCGCGGACGAAGAACGCCGCGAGCCCGTCGACGACCTGGCCGGCCGCCGATTGAATCGCACAGTCCCAGTCGACCGGATCGAGCACGACCGCCGGATGCTCGAGCGTCACGCGATGCCGAGATGCCCCGATGCCCATGTCTACGCCAGCGCCGGATCGCGATACATCGCGAGCAGGTTCCGGAGCTCCTTCCAAATCACGGCCTCATCGGGCCGCATGTTGCCCAGGTCATCGCCGCGGTGCTCGTAGTAATGCACCGTCAAGAGCAGGATCGCGTGCTTGACCGCCATTGGCGCGGTCACGGGCGTCCAGGCCGCATCGGCCGCCGGCCCGAGGTACGCGAGCACCGCTTCTTGGGCGGTCGCCAGTTTCTCCTCGACGTCGCTATCGTGCGCCGCGTCGGTGATGCGCAGTTGGATCGCCTTCGCTTCCGCCGTCGTCCAGAGCGGGCCGGCGAGCGTGACGCGCGAATAGGTAAGTGTCATAATTCGACACCCGCGCAATGAAATCCTGCAACATCTGCCACCAGTCGAAAGACCCAGCCGACTTTCCGGTACGGCGCAAGTCGCTTGATGGTTTGTCGTATACCTGTCGTCTCTGCGCGCGCGAACGAACAGCCCGCTGGAAACAGGCGCATCCACACGCCCATGCGGCCTGGTATCAAGAAAATCGAGAGCACAAACGGAAGTACTTCGCGGCATGGCGCGCGGAAAACACTGAGCGTTGTCGTGAAAACGTGGCTCGTCAGTACGCGATGAGGTTTCACGCCGCGCCAATGTGGGCCGACCCGACCGCGATGCGAGGCATCTATCAGGAGGCGGCCCGGTTGATGCGTGAAACTGGGATTCGACACGACGTCGATCACATCGTCCCTCTCCGCAGCCCGCTCGTCTGCGGTCTCCATGTCCCGGCCAACTTGCAAATCCTGACCAGCACCGAGAATAAGAAAAAGGCGAACCGCTTTCACGCCTCTATCTCCTCTTGAATCGGCTCCGGTAAAGAGGTCTGCGCCGCCGGTACCTTCGCCGGCAATTCCCGTGCAGCAAGATCGGCGAGCGGCCAGTACTGGGCTTGGAGGTACGGCGTGTCGCCGCCTGGCACCGGGCCGAGCCCGAAGTACTTGAGGCGCGCTTCGTTCGGTGACATGGCGCCCGCGCTGATGGCATCGTGCGCGGCCTTGGTCTTGGTCGCCGTGTCCATCCAGATCAGGTCATCAAGATCGAACTCGGTGCCGTACGGCGCGGGTAGTTCGAGCCCAGCATCGAGCGCATCCTCGATCTTGGTGAGATGCGTCTGCAGACACTGCGAGTGGTACTGCAGCGTCGACGCTTCGTTATTCGCGTACGGCGGCTGCTGGCTCGAGTCGACCATCGAGATCGGCACGCCGAAGCAGCCGGCGATCGTCTTCGCCGTCCAGCCGGCCTGCTCAATCCACTGCGATTCCTCCGCGGACGCGCCGACCGCCTCGTACTTCATGCCGTTGCCGACGATGGCCGTCTTGCCGGAGCCGAGGTTGTGCCACGTTTCACTGAGCCGACGAGCGGTTTCCGGATCGATCTCGGTCGGCGCGATCAGCATCCCGCTCGGCCGGCCGCCGCTCGAGAAGAACGACGTACTCGCCGACTGCATCGCGAGCCCCTGCGCCGCCGCGCCGCCGCAGGCGTAGAGCGGCGAGAGGCCGACGAGCGGATGGAACGCGCAGTTCCAGCGGTCGTGGATGATTTCCTTCGCCGGCACGACCAGCGTCCCTTCGCTCGTCGGAATTCCGGCCAGGTCGTTGGTCTGGAGCTCGTAGTAGACCGCGCCATCGGGCGAAACCAGCGGCTTCACGCGGCACGGGTCGAGCACGTAGAGCGTCGTCACGACGCCCCGCTGATCGCGATCCTTGAGGACGTAGGTGTTGCCCCAAAGCAGCTTGCTGAACATCCAGGCTTCGAAGAACTGGGCCGGCGTCTGGTACCGGTTCGGCACGCGCAGCACGGGCGAGAACGCCGGGCTCGTCGTTTCGTGCCAGATCCCATTGGCATCGACAGCGACGAGCCGGCACGGCAGCTTCCCGATGTCGGACGCGATGAGCGACACGCAGCGAAAGACGACCGGATTGGCGAGCACTGTCTCGAGCCGGAGCTCGTCATTCTTCTGCCAGGCGCCGGTGTAGGGCTCGTGGACGATCGGCATCCAGCCGCCCTGGCTCCCGGCGGGCGACGACGCGCCAGGGGCGAAGACCGCGCGCAGCGACGAGCGGATCGACGCGAGCACGCCCACGCGGCTACCCCTTGCGGCTCGCGCTCGCGCCCGCGACCTCAACGGCGCCGGTCGGCGCGGGCCAGGCGGTCGCCGTCAGGTACTTGACGGCATTGGCGTTGGCTTTCAGCCAGTTGATGAACCGCTCGGCGCGCAGGCCGATCGTGTTGGTCTGCCAGAGCGAGACGTAGACGGTCGTCGCATCGGCCGGGGAAGCCGGCGCGCTGTCCATCTGGAGCGACGCTTGCTCCGAGGCGTCGATCGAGACTCCGCCATCATCGGCATAGAGGACGAGCGAGGGTTGCAGCGAGATGACGTTCGTGCCCGCGGCCTGGCTCGTGATGAACGTGAGCCCCTTGTAGTTGCCGCCGTTGACCGTGATGCCAGGAAATTCGGGCGAGCCGTCCAGGTTGGTCCGGAACGTGAGCGCGAGCGCATTGGCGGCCGACATGATGAACGTCACGCCGTCGACCGGAATGTTGTTCGTCGCGTAGTGACTGATCAGGCCCATGATGTCGGCGAGCGGATTGGTCGTTGCGGCGGCCGTGGGCGCGCCGTTGGTGATCGACGCCGGATTCACGCCCGCGACCGCGGCAACAGCTGGATCAATGAACTGACTGTCGAGGAACTGCGCGATGCCGGCGATCATGTCCGCGCGCACGAGCGCCTCGGCGCTCGGATTGCTGAGCATGACCAGCTCTTTCGTCAGCACGATGATCCCAGCGGCCTTCGAGACGCCGAGTGACGTCGACGAGAACGCGAGTTTCGTGACGGGCTTGGGTTTGGCCTCTCCCACCCAGCCGTAGGTGCCGCCAGCGGTCTGCGTAGGAACCTTCGTGTTGAACGGCACTTGCCGCAGCCCCGGAATCTTGCCCAGGATGGTCGCCGGCCGGAGCAGCTCGATGAATTCGTTCGAGATGTTCTGATTCACGAGCGGCGACGCCCAGGTCGCATCGGTCGTCGTGCCGGCAGCGACAGCGGCCTTGAGGTAGAGCGCGACTTCTGGCGTCTGGTCGCCCCAGCGCTTCTCGGCGTAGTCGACGGCGTCGCGGACGTTGCCCTTGCAGATGAGCTGCGCGCAGGCGGCACGGACGAACGCCGTGCCGAGCGGGACGTTCGCCTTGACCGAGATCGACGGGTACGATGGGCGCGGCGCCGGGACGGCCGGGACCGGGACGGCGTTTTCAATCTGGAGTTTTTCGAGGCCGCGCCAGCGCCCGAGGTCGGCCTTGATTGCCTTCTCCTCGAGCACCAGGCCGTCATGTTCGGCCGCCTCCTCGTCGTTGCTATTGCGACCTTCGTCGGCGCTGACTCGCATAATGTCGGTCATGCGTCCCTGCACCGCCGCGAGCTTGTTCTGCAGGTTCTGGATGTGTTCGGAAATCGTCTCTTTTCCCATGACCGGCTTCTCCATGCGGCGTGGTGCCGCTAATGACTTCACAAGGCGAATCGTGGCGCTCGCGTTCGCGGGAATCGTCACGAGTGAGAGTTCGCAGATCTCCGTCTTCATGAGCTCGCGGCCGCCGGTCTTGAGGTACCGCACGCCGCTGTCGATGATGCGAAACCCAATCGATGCCCCTGAGATCACGCCGGCTTTGAGACACTGCCAGGCATCGTCCACGCGGGTCTTGAGCGGCCCCGGCTCGTCGACACTCGGCAACGTCGCCTCGAACGTGATGCCGTCTCGCGTGACCGCCAGAGAGGCCGTCCCAATCGGCCGTTCGCTATCGTGATGGAGTAAGAGCGGGATGGGGTTCCGGAAGGTCGCGCCGGCCGGGTAGAAGATGTCGCCCTGGCGATCGAGCTCTGGCGTGGACGCGATGCCGCTGATCATCCGGCGGGACGGCTCCACCGTCTTGACCTCGAGCAGCGCGTACGCACGTTCCACGGTTCACGAGTGAAACGCAGCGACGGCGTGGCTGTCTATTTACTGGGACAATAATCCCAATAATCCCAGCCGCCTTGGGGTGTGACTGGCCAGGTCAGGCCTTCGGCGGCCGACAGGCGCGCTCGACGACACGCCGGAGCCAGTCGCGGAGCGGCAGCCTGGCCTGGTCGGCCCGCTTCTGAGTCAGGTCGAATTGCTTGGACGGCAGCCGCAGATGCACGCTCACCGAGGCGTCATTCGGGTCCAGGCGAGGTCGGCCGCGGGGTTTCACCCGACCACCAGCATCGCGTCACGTCTCAGGGGGCGTGGCCCGCGATCCACGCCGTGCCGTTCCAATACGCGCCCACCGTGTCACCCGTCGGCATGTACTGACCCGTGGTCCAGGCCGTGGCCGGGACCGCATAGACGCCCATCGTTTGCAGGAGCGCCGGCGTGGCTGGGAGGAAGCCGGGCGGCGCATATGTGCCTGGCATGCCCGCGCTCGTCGTGTAGAACGCGAACTGAGACCCGGTCCAATACGCCGCATGGCCCTCGACCGGGACCCAATCGCCCGCGGTCCAGGCCGTGGGCGGCTCGACCAGGTACTCGCTGCCATTGATCGCGGCGACGGTCGGGGGCGTGCCGCGCGGCGGATTCCATGCGCCCGGTCGGCCCGAGTGACATCCGGTACAGGGGCCGGTTTCCCACGCCACCAGCTTCGGTCGACTCGCCATTGATTTGTCCTCCGGGATTATACGCGGGCTTCACCCGACCACCAGCATCTGATAGCTCGGCGTCGAGGCCGTGCCCAGGCGGTTCATGATGTCGACGGCCATGATGAGCGCCACCACGCCGTCGATGCGCTCGGTCGAGATGTTCTTGTTCGGTCGCAGGTTGCCGGCCGAATCGGTCTCGACGGCGACGTTGCTGACATTCCAGCGAAGCACGGGATGGCCGTCATGGCGCAGCCGGCGGCTCAGAATCGCCTGCTCGAGCGACTTGGTCGGCGCCGAGAGCGAGGCGAAGCCCTGGCGCATCGAGACACACGGGAGCCCGTCCTGCTGCTGGAGGCGCGTGACCAGGTCGGTGGCGTTCCACGGATCGAAGGCGACCATCTGCAGGGAGAACTCCGCGGCCCATTGTCGCAGGACTTGCCGCAGCACGTCGTAGTCGACGACCGCGCCAGGTGTGGACGTCAGCACCCCCTGCCGTGCCCACTCGTCGTACGGGACGTGGTCCCGGCGTGACCGCTCGAGGATGCGCTCCTTGGGCACGAAGAACTGGGCCAGGACGTCGAAGCCGAGCTCGTCTGGGAAGACCGCCACGAGGGCCGTCAGGTCGGTCGTGGTGCTCAGGTCCATCCCGACGTAGCATCGGCGCTTCTGGAGCGCCTGGCGGCTCACTGGTGGCGTCTGGCAGGCGTCCCAGGCCGGCATCTGAATCCACCGCGCGGCCTGCTCCGTCCACTGGTTCAAATACAGCCGGCGAAAGTTATTCTCCTGCGCGGGGATCTCCTTCGCCCGCGCCGCCAAGGTCTGCATCTCCTCGAGCGAGCGGAAGTCGCCGAGGGCCGGATTCGCCTTCTGCCAGACGCGGCGCTTCGTCCAGTCGGCCCCCTCTGGCGCCTCATAGAGAATCGGCAGGAACGACGGATCAATCGCGGGCTTCTCCTGCACCTTCTTCGCGTGCTGGTACAGCTCCCAGAGAATCGAATGCCGATCGTAGCCGGCAGTCGAAATCACGAGCAGGAGCGGCTGCTCTCGCGCGCCCATCGATGTCGACAACACGTCGTACAGCCGGCGATCGGGCGCGGCGTGCAGCTCGTCGTAGATGACCATCGACGCATTGAAGCCGTGCTTGCTGTACGCGTCGGCCGAGACGGCGCGATAGACACTGCCGGTCGACGCATGGACGATCCGCTTCTGCGACTCGACGATGTAGCACGCCTCGTCGAGCGCCTGGTCGTTCCGGATCATCTGGGCGGCGATCCCAAAGACCAGGCTGGCCTGATCGCGATCAGCCGCCGCGGAATACACCTCGGCGCCCGCCTCGCCATCCGCCAGGAGCCCATAGAGCGCAATCGCCGCCGCGATCGTCGTCTTGCCGTTCTTGCGCGGCACCATCAACAAGCACGTCCGGTACTGGCGCCGCCCATCGGGCCGCTTCTTGAACAACTGCTTGATGAGGCGCACCTGCCACGGGCGCAAATTGAACCGCTGACCGGCGAACTTGCCCTTCGTATGCGTCAGGCGGTTGATGAACGTGAACGGATCTTGGGCGGGCGCAGGTGCGGCCAAGACGCCATCGTGACGGGTGGGTGCGTTCCGGTTCCATCCCCCTCGCCGGTCACGTTTCCCCGGTATAACGACCAGATCAGGCATAGTTCACATAGGCAAAAGATCTACGTGTG